AATTCTCCAGCAGTTCCTGAAGTACCGCCTCTTAGTTTTCTGAATCCCTTCTGGCCAAGAACTTGGCGTTGGAAGTTAGGGGTTGCGTTTACGTTTTCGTAAGCCATCGTATATCAATTTTTAATGTTCTGCAAGTTTCAATGCTCTCTGAGCCAAATACTTAGCAAAGATAGTTATTATTCAGTTAGCATATTTAAGAGGTTATCTCCCTCATCGGTCAGCTCACCTCTTTTGCCTTGACGTTGAGAAATCATCTTAGACTGCTCAACAGCCTGCTTCTTAACTCTTTCGTCCTTAGCTTTTTCTTTCTTGTTTTCAAGGCCTTCTCTAAACTGCATATCCTGCTGCTTCATACCCATCGTAGCCTGTGTCTTAGCGCCTTCAATCTGTCCCTTGAGTTGATACTCCAGTTGCAGCAGTTGAGCCTTAGCCTGAGCGTCTGCTTGAATCTCTGCTATCTTAGCCTGACTCTGCATCTGAATCTCCTGCATCTTACCTTGAGAGGAAGCCTGTGCCGTAGCTTGATTCATCTGAGCCTGCATCTGAGAGTTCTGCTGTGCCATCTGCTGCTGCACTCTCATACGTTTCTTGCGTCTGATAATAAGCAGCTGCTCTGCTTGGTCTACGTCTTTAATCTGACGGATAGCTATAGCGTCTTCTAAGTCTATTTCTTTCTGAGATAGGGCTATCTGAATGTTCTGCTCTAGATAAGACTTTTCAGCATCATCCATCTCAGTCTGTATCTTAACTCCGAAGTTATACATAGGAAGGTCTCCAAAAGAAGAGAGAACTCGCATATTCTCCTTGCCTATCGCCTTTATATAAACTTTAAACAGAACAGACTCTTTAGGTAGAATCTGTAGACACTTTATAATATCCTCGCATATTCTGCTGTAAAGATAGATAGATGCGTTAGTGATATCATATATAGCATTATTCCCTGCAGAGATAGCTTGCTGACGAACGCCTACTAGCTGCTCTCCTTTAGGAGATGTTCCATCCATTACTTCATTAATACCTGTCGTATCACGAATAAGACGGAGATTATGGTTATAGATAGTAATAAGCTCATTGATATTCCTAATACTATTGTCCAGAGACCTAACTGGAGGGTTCTGGAATCCACCTTCTGGATTTTTGCTACGATAGTAGAATACACCCGTTTGTTCATATATGTCTTGTATATCTAAAGGCTGGAGTTCTCCGCCTTTTCCTAGTTGTACATTTTCTAGTCCCTCAACATCTACAATAAGGCCATCAGGTTTAGCCTTAGCGATTGCTTGCTGAAGCTTAAGGTGTGAAAGCTGTAGTTGGTCTGCGAATCCTATAACGGAGCCTACCAAGGACTTAGGCATCATTCTGCGTAAGTTGGTAGCAACAACAGAGTAGGATAGTCTAGCTTTAGTTAAGTCGTGTACGTTCTTAGGAATGTTGTTTTTCTGTCCGTATCCAAATACGTATCCACATCCAATAACGTAGCTACCACCAAAAACAGTCTGTACGTTCATTGCCTTTGGCTTTCTGTCGTATACAGATTCTCTAGGAGCACTATATTTAAACCCTTTGTAGTAGAAGTTAGAGTTGCCAAACTTAGAAGTTTTCTCCTCAAACATCATATCGTCTGTAGATATAAACTCAAAGTCCATTACCTCAACGATAAACTCATCGTATCCGTAAGTTGTGCGGTCTAGTGTTTCATCGTAGTACTTGTAGGAAATCTTATCAGCTCTATTCTGGTATTTACTTTTTACACCTTGAGCTATCTTTTCGTATTCGTCCTCTGTAAGCTCATCACCAGCAATACGCTTAAGCTCAGAGATGCTAATCTTTTTGACGTGTCCTGCGTATATAAGGTCGCTAAACGTAGGGTCTTCGGTGTAGCTATGGAAGAAAAACGCTGGGTCAATATACTCTTCGGTAATTCCATAGTTAGGGTCGTTGCTTCTTTTAACAACCGCCATTCCACAGGTAACTAAATCATTGACTGCTCTGCGGTATACACGCTGGTCAAAGTCATTCCACTCAAGCGTCATATTAGTACCAACCTGAGCAGCTATTTCAGCACCCGTCTTGATGCTAGCATCCATAAATATTTCTGCTTCCTCAGTAGTTTCGGGTACAGACTTTAAGTCTACGTTTGTGTCTACCCCTAGGCTTTCCATTTGTTGGATAAGCTCCTTGTTTTCAACTTCAAAAAGCTTCTTAGCTCTTTTCTCATCTTTCTCAGACTGAGATAAAGGGTCTACAGCTTTTACATTAGGGTAGGGCTTGCGGGATAGTATATTGTTTACTACAATCTTAACAAACTTGGGAACGATAGGCACTGGAGACCAATCAAGGTTTAGCAACGTACCGTCCCCGTTGTTTGGGTCAAGAGAGTTTAGAATCTGTTTGTATATAGATGTGTCTTGAGTACCATTCGCGTAATCACGATTGGTTTCAAAATCTTTTAGTCTTCTGCGAAAAAGACTTCGCTCATCGTCTGAGCTTCCCCACTGTTTTTCAATAGCCTTAGCATACTTAATGCCATAGGATTTTGATACTTTTTTAGAATAGTGTGCAAACGGGTCTGGGAAATTCCCATATTTGCTTTTGTCGTTGTCTTTATTGTACATATAGCGTTTCGCAGAATACTTCTTCGCAAAGATACAAAATTAAAAGACTGTCTATTAACGCCTTATCTCAGTGTTGTATCTCCTAAAGAATGTTTTGTCATTAAAGTTAGACTCTTTCTTTTTAGTCTTTGTTTTCTGAGCACCTAAAAGTGCTAGACCTGAACTAATGGTAAGGTCATACTTAGTACGGTTATCTATCTTGTATCCTATCCAATCGTCTAAAGTTCTGTCAAAATACATCTTCCCCATCTCTCCTGTCTGAGCATTTATACCCACGTGCTCCTCAACATACGCTTCTATTGCCTGTGCGTGAGCCTGGATAACATCTACAGAGTTAGAGGGTATCCCACGGGTCTTTGTATTTGAAGCAGCATTAGGAGACTTAAGATGCTCAGGTCTTTTCATAACGTACTCCTCGTAACCCCTTGATTCAAAGTGTCTTACGATACCGTACTTGTTGTTTTCTATAAGAAGAGGGTAGCCGTAGAACACAGCAGCCATAAGAATGTCCTCGTAAAATATTCTAGCAAGAGGAGGACGAGAGGCGTACTCGGCAACAAACATATTAGCTGGCGCTGCCATACTGAACTTGTTGTAAAGATGACAAGCTCCCTTAGAGCCTCTGTTATCTGTCGTTGAATCCAGGTCATAGCTATCCACACCGCCAACACCTATATGGTCATTAGCGGGATATTTTTTTCCGTGTTTAATTACGTGTTTGTTCTGCATCTCAGACTTAGGCATCCAAGACAGTCTCCATCTACCTTGTGGGTTAGGGCTGAACATTACCTCTTTATCAACAACTCCATCCTTCCAACTAAAGTTACCACGAACCACGGGGTTAGGATACAGCTCTTGATTGTATTCTGCTTGTTCGTATATACGACCTATGTTAAATGTAGAACCCTCAATACTATCTCGCATTGCTTCGTCAATAGTAAATGGGAACTGACGTATAAATTCGTTAAGCTCACGTGCGTCACCCTTTAGAGCGTCTCTTTCATTCTTGAGATAAGTCTTCGCACCGATGTCAACATAGTCTCCATCAATAGTCTGAACAGGTTTCTCAGGGTCTTCAACAATTGGGTTTCCGTGATTGTCAAAGAACCCTTCCAGCGCCTCATACGCGGGTATAAATAATCTATAAAGTCCTGTCTTTGTTCTTCCATTTGCATTTCTGTCTTCTGGGTCTGAGTCACGCCATATCTCTTTGTACTGCTGACCACCTTTATCCATAGGGTTTACAGTTGAGCCTACCAGCGCCTTGCCTATAATCTTACGACCTACTATAAGACAGGTACGCTCTAAACGCCAAGCCTCTCTTATATCTGTTGGTCTCTCCCACTTACCTGCTTCATCTAAATACATAAGGTGGAGTTTTTCTCCATCATATGCGTTATTAGTTGTGTTCTTCCAGTTTATAATAGTATTGAGAGCCTCACCCTTGTTAGATGTTTTATTGTTCTTGGTGATGCGCTTAGATGGTTCTCGGAAGGCTAGCTCCATACGGGGGTTTGTAGTACCATCTTGTATAGGCTTAAAGAAGAACGGATAGCTCTTAAACATAGGGACTACCTTCTTCATAAAGATATTTTCCTGTGCGTCCTTACCTGTCTTAGACTGTATACCTAATAGCTTGTCCTTCACTTGAGTGCCTTCATCAACCAGTATAGCAGCAGACATATTAGTATATCCTGAACGTCTACACTTTGTATACATCTGACCTACAGACCGTGAGTCTGACTCACAGGCGGCGAAGTGTATAAACAGTCTTCTCTGAAACTCTAGGTAGGAGGCGTAGCCAATATCCATCTTGCTCCATTGGAGCATCATATAGTGTCTCCCTGTAATGTAGACAGGCACACCGTTATTGTAAAACCAAAGGCCGTTACGTCTGCGGTCAAACTCCTTTTCAATATACGAATTGAAGCGTTTCTTAAAGTCCGAGGGCATTTCGTACCACTCATCCATAGAGCGAATCCTCTGCAGTTCTGCTGGCACAGGAAGTCTTTCCCACATTTGCATAGCAGGCTTCCTTTCATTAAAGAGTATTTCTTTTTTACTGGGTACTTTGGGAAGCTGAATATCAAGCCCACCGATGGTGATAACCTCACCCTCTGTATCGTTGGGACATATATTGACAACATAGTTATCGTATTCTTCAATTTGTTTGAGTCCAGCCATTTCATTTAATTAATAATCCCAGTAACAGAATATCTGATTACTTAGAGAACTTTTCTGCGAATCCACCTGAGTAGTCTTGCTCTTGCTCAATGCCTCCTGTTTCCTTGAGTTCTCTGACCATTTGCTCAAGTCTTTGGTATTCAATGAGGAGTTCTTTTGCATCTGTCGCTGTCTGTTTAATACTCTGTAACTCTGCCTTGCGCTGAGAGCCAGAAAGCTCGCCATCCACAGGTTTTCTAATTTCATCAATCATATTGTTAATCGCAACCTCCATAGAGGATAGCAATCTAGTTGATGCTTCTACTGTAGTAAATTTACGCTTCTTTGACATACACTAGCTCTGTTGCCCTCATACGGTATACTTTATCTCCGTTGAGCATTTCCATTTCGTATTCCGAATTTTTTGTGTAACCCACCAAATCTTTAGGCTTTGCTCCAATCCATTCTGAATCTTCGGGTATAGCGAGTAGTACTCCCTCCAGTTCTGGTTCTTCTTTGATGTTAAGAATAATACCAGAAGGACTTGTTTCCTCTTCTTCCTCATCTGGGGGTAGCACGAAGCACCAATCACCAAGCATAGTAAGATTACCATCTTTACTTTCAATTCCGATGGCGTGATTCCCATATCCTCCATTAGAGTCGTATTGTACGAGATAGAGGTCGTCTCCGATATCATAACGCTGTTCTATTACTACGTGGTGGTGGAAGTACATTGTTGAACCTACGTGTTTTTTATCAACACCTTTAGGAACGTTTATTATTTTGCCAGAGTTTACTCTATGCTCAAACTCATTGAACTTGTTTATAATCTCAAGGCTACCTCCGTTAAAGCTTATTTCGTTTTTAAACTTACTAGGTATGTGTACGATAAAATGATTTAAAGCTTTCATTTATTCAAACTTTAAGTCATACTCTAATATACAGGGCATATCATCTATAGACTTCCATAGCATAGTGCCTTCTTCGTTCTCTGTGTATACCAGGTATCTTTTTTTACTGAACTTATGTAGATGAGCTTCATCTAATAGAATCGCAGTTACTTTACCTGCGCCTGCTCGCATACCGACATAGTATGCCATAGCGTCTTTAGGGTCTCGCCCTATTACTATTTTTCTAATCATTTTAATTTAATTATATAAAGAAAACAGCGTTTAGTTTACACCACCGTCACCTTTTGATAAGTTAATCCAATAATCTATACTTGACGTATCTGGAGCATCTTCTTCCTGCTCTATCCTGTAGGCCTCTACAGTGTAAGAAAGCAAGTCGTCAAGCTCATTTTCGTCTGCTACAGAGAATGTAGATAGAAGGCTCATATTAGCTCTGCTGTCTCCGTCTTCATCTGTGTATGTTGTGTCTAGGTCTACAAAGCCTACGGCTATAGCAGCTAGAAACTCATCCTCAAGTTCAAACTTCTTGACAACATTATTTATAGCTACAACAAGCTCTTGTATTTCTAGTATGCAGTCCTTCTGTCTTTCAGTCATTATGTTAATTTTACTATTTCTACCGCAGAGCCAGCAGCTAATTCTGCTCCGCCTGATGACACTAAGTTAACAATATCAATGATATCATTAGACGATAAATACTTAGTATAGTAAAAAGAAGTCATAGAGTCTGTAATGGTGCCGCCTTTAGAACGCTTCGCAGTTGCGATAGCAGTGCTGTTAACTCTTATCTGAGTTTCAATATCTGCGTTAGAAGCATTTTCAAACTGAAGTGAAACGTCAATTCTATAAACACCCGCTGTAAGAACTGTAAGCTCATTAACGGATAATGTAAAGTTAGTTACAACATCTCCTATTCTGTATGAACCTGTAGGCGATGTATTTGAAACAGTAGCGAAGTCCATCGGCTGAAAGCTACCTGCTAAAGTCTGAGAGGTATTTTGACGCAAGATGTATGTAGGTCTTAGTATAGCATCACTGTTGAATGCATTAGTACCTAGCTCACGCTTTACTACATCGTCTGTAGCGTTAACAAGTATTGCGGTAGCCTCCGTATTGTCTGTAGCTGGCGTAGTGTTAAACTTCAGCGCCTCTACCTGTACTTTATTTGTAGAGATAGCTAAGGCTGTATCCACCCCCGCTCCATCTTCAACAGTCTTTAATGATGATGACGCACCGTTGGTCTCCAATTTGAGTAATGAAGAATACGTATTTTTTATCTGATTTCCTGAAAGGCTTCCCATTTGAGTATATTTGTGTTGTACTGCAAATTTAATAAAAATGAAGAAGCGAACAAGGAAGGGTATGTTCCGTGAGTTTAAAATGCGTAAGCAGGAGGACTTAGGTCGTTCATACAATAAGTATCACAAGCTGGTAATTAGAGATATGATAGTATCAACGGATGTTACCGAGTCTATGATTAATTTTTTAATCTTTGTGTACGACTACGAGTTCTTTACCATAGACCACGTATCTAATTCATACTTCTACAGCAAGCTAAAGTTAGCAAGGAGACTTATATACCCCCTACAGACTTTAGGATACATATATAAGTATTACGATAAGCTGTCCCCTAATACTTATGAGGACGCTATGTTTGATGAGGGTAAGATGCGATACAGAGTTCGCTACGCACTTACGCAGAGGGGTAGACTCCTAGTTCAGAAGTACTACCGTAAGCTAGAGGGTGATGAGCCTATCTCAGTACCCGTTTAACCGTGTTTAGCCTTGACGCTAAATGAAGCTGTTAGGCTTGCCCCCTTGTGAGGAACAAACTCTCCCTT